TTGGTCTTCATCCACATGACCCGTTTGCGGTCTACGCGGCGCTCGCGGATGGGCACCAGGCCCATAGCACGCATGTTTTTGTCCTGCGGCGAGTTCTTGAACGCGGTTTGGTTACCTGGAAACAGATACAGCGTATCTTCTTTGTGGTCGATGTAGAAGTACTCAGCAATGCGGATCGTATCCTCGGTGATCCACTGGCTGATGTCTTGGTCGCCGATGCCTTGGGCCATGATGGACGACAGCGGCGCAGCGTTGGGGTACATGCGCTGGTAGTCTTCCTTGAGCAGATCCTCAGTGATGAAGCACCACTCAGCGTCAGCTCCGCACGGGTCTTGGATCAGCGGATCCATGTAGACCGAGAAACTGTTTCTGATGCGCGCGATCTTGATGTCCTGATCAAAACTGTCCTCGTAGCAGTACTCGGTCAGCAGGCGAATGTAGCCCTCGCCGTAGGTCACCTGGTTCTCGCACGCGGTGTCGTACGCCACGTCAGCGTCTGACATGTACTCGATGTGCCGCACGATGCCGTCCAGCACCTCTGCGACCTCGACGTCAGCCTGATCGTTGACCGGGATCACCTTACCCGATGGGCGGTTTTGACGCTGCTCGTTGGTCACCTGACGGACGTGCTGCGGCAGCTTGTTGATTGTCAGGCACGGCCGCGCGTTGACGGTCTGCCCCTGCACCGAGCCGCGCGTTGCCAGCACGTCTTGCGGCCACTGCCACTGGTTGTCCGGGCTGCCGGCCATGAAGCGCAGGTCGTCTAGCTCGTCCTCGCGGCTTTCCGAGTACGCGCCGATCGCCTGGCGCAGCCGGTCACGCATGAGCTGCATCGTGTCGCGGTAGTCGCGCTGCGCCTCGGGCGAGGGGCCGCCACGCGCAGACACCTTGCCCGCGCCGCCTATGCCTGTTGGGTCTTGATTGACTGTTGCCATTATTTCTTCTTGGCCGGTGAGGCTTTAGACGCGGCTTTACGCTGTACAGAGTAGCTTATTGCCAACGCCTGCTTAATTGGCTTTCCCGACTTTACTTCCGCAGATACGTTCTTACGGAAGGCTTGCTTAGACGCGGATTTGACCAGTGGCATCACTTCCCCTTCATCGGCTTTTTAGCCGTCTTGGCCGACTCACGGAACGCCTTGGCCGTTGGCGCGCCCTTGGCGCCAGGCTTCCTCATCTTCTCGCCGCTGCCGGCCTTGATGCGCTCGCGTTTAGCATGGATGTTGGCATAGAGGCCAGGTTTGGCGTGTGATGTCATGTCAGCACTTCCAGCGTTTGAGTGAGGCTTTGGCCCGCTCTGCTGGGCCTTTGGCATTTCTGACAACTCCTGACATTCTCGCGCAGAAGCTAGCTTTGCGGCCTTTGTCAGCCTCGGTCTTGGGGTTGGGTGCGGGGGCCTTCAGCTTAGACCCAGTGGCAGCGTTGTACTTGGCTCTACCCTTTGCGGTAAGCCCAGCGCCCTTAGACACGGGTAGCTTTTCCCCGCGTCCAACAGACAGCGAAACGCCTTTTTTTGCCATCAGGCCCCCATCCAGGATGTAGCCACGCCGTTCGCAGCATAACCGCGACTGGCAGATTTTTCAACATACTGCCTATGCGCCACCGGGAACGCGAACGTCACGGCCAGCGCATCGGCTGCATCAGGCGACGCCAGCCCTCGGGCTTTCATCTCCTTTTTGCCTTCCAGGAAAATTGTACCCGACGAATTAGGTTTTATGGTAGGCCCTGTCAGATCGGCCTTCAGCCCCCTATCGTTAGGGATCGACGCCGTCTTGAGCCAGTCCTTCATCGTGCCCCACAGCTCGGCGCGTTTGTTGCCGTACATGATGGGGTTCTTGGCCTTCCAACCAAAGTTAACGCCTCTGACCACCTTGTAGCGCTGCTCATGCAGTCTGTCTAGGATGCCGTACCCGAGGCCGCCTTCGTCTAGCACCACCAGCGTGGGCTTGTACTCCTCGATTGCGTCGATGACCCGACCCACGATCGTCATCGTATCCTCGCCTTGGTAGCGATGCAGCGCCACCAGGTCACGGCCTTGGCGCACCGCAATAACAGTCGAGTCGGCACCACCTCGGGCCGGATCCACACCGATAACGATTGGCGCGGTTTCATCCTTGTACCTCGCTCGCTTGGCCGCATCAGCAACTAACGTAGGCGCGATGAACTGATCGTCACCAGCTGACGGAAACTCACCGTATACCTCAACCTTAGCCTGTGATGAGTCTTCACCATACTCATCAATAATCTGTTGGTATACCTGCTTGTCAGTGTCCTCGACCGTTCTTGCGTCGACCTGCCGCGTTGACCAGAAGTCCCGCTTGGCATTGAAGCACTCAAAGAAATACCCCGTGTTACGCCGCGGGTTACTGAACGCGAACCAGTAACGATCCAGAATGTTCTCCGTAAAGAAGCCCGCCCCCACCGACCAGATCGCATCAGGTATACCACTGGCCTCATCAAAGACGAGCATCATGCCATCATGGTTGTGCACGCCGGCGTAACTGTCGGGGTTCTCTTCCGACCACAGTTTGCCCTCTGCTGCCCAGTAGCGCGTGCCCTTCTTGAGGTCGCGCTCCACAATGTCAGTGAGCCACTTGGCCGGCATCAGCTTGGTTGCCGAGATCTCCCACCAGTGCGCGTTGACGATCATCGTCGACCACTTGGTGAGCTCGCCCCAAGTGACAGAGCGCAGCTGCGCCTCGGAGTTGGCGCTGACGACGACGCTCGATCCGATCCGCGTAGACAGCATCCACAGGATCAGCCAACTGACCAGCGCCGACTTGCCAATGCCGCGCCCTGAACTCACCGCCTCGCGCAGCGTGTCCATGTTGAGCTGGCCCTTGTTGCGCTGAATGTGCGACTTGATGTCGCGCAGCACCATGCGCTGCCACATGCGCGGGCCTTTGTACTTCGCCAGCGGCGTGTTCTCCTGCCCCCACGGGAAAGCAAACAACACAAACGCTTCAGGATCATCCTTGATCGCCGGCCCCCACAGCCGTGTCATCAACAGCTGCTCATCTTCAGGACTGTAGATGGGCTTTTGCATTCGTGTTCTCTACGCGGGTTTGCAGCGTTGCGGGTTGCGACTGCTCGATTATCTCTGTTACTTGACCGTCGATAACGCGGGCTTCAGCAGCGCGCAAGGCGTCGAGGACGCTGATGCGCTGGTCGACTTCAATGGAGACGGCTTGTTTGGCGACCCAGCCGTGGGCGTGCTGCAAGATAGCAAGCGCGGCCTTTGCGTCGCCCGCCCGGGCAGCGTTGAGCAAAAGCTGGCTGTTTTCGCGTTCACTGTCAGCGCGCCCCTTGAGTTCGGCCAGTTCGGCTATTTGGTCATGCTGTTTAAGTTGGTTGTACTCGACAGGCAACATGCCTGCAGCCAGTGCCAACTTGTCACCCTTTAACCCTAGATAAGCCGCTTCGTATATGCGCTCCAGCGTCGCCTCAGTAGCGCGTATCTCGCGGATTGTCAACGGAAGACTCTTGAACATGCGCGCAAGTTTACGCCGATGCGACTTTTTTTGGAAGACCAAATGGCCCAAATGACCTAGCCGCGCAAGTTGGGTCATTTAGGCCGTGCGTTTTTAGGTGGGGGTGCAAAGCGTGGGGCTAAGGGCGTGCGGCGTGGTGCTAGGGGCGGGTTGATTTGGCAAAAAATAAAAAAATTTTTGTGACACCACCGGCGCATGACCGGCCGGCCGCCGGCCCCCCGGGGGGCGTCTGTAAGCACTCACTAACATCCCCGAGCCGACGGCCGACCGCCCCCGTGAGCACTCACTTACACCGGCCGGCGAGCGGCCGACGGCGCGCAGCTGCAGCGCTGCAGCTGGTGCCGGTGCCATCGGCCAGGGCCATCGGCGCGCAGCTGGTGCGCGGCCTGGCCGGCCTGGCCGCATGGCCGGTGGCGCGCAGCTGGTGCGGTGCGGTGCGCAGCTGCCGGCCTGGCCGGCCAGCGCTCGGCCGCCGGCGCTCGGCCGCCGGCCTGGCCGGCCGCGTGCCGTTGGGTCAATTGGGTCAACCCGTGAGCCGTGACCGAACTGACCCAAACCGATAGCGTGCGGCCGCTGGTGCGGTGCATGCGGCCGT